ACAGTATCTTTACAAAAACAATTTATTTACATTGATACAAAGTATGAATTGATAGAAGACATTAGTTGTTCTAATACATTATAATTATAATTATAATTATAATACATTATAATTATAACTTATTTTTGTTTATTATTCAGATAACTCACGCAGATGCCTCATCATTTGTTGCTACTATATGATTACCCCAAACCAAATTATTACTAGCATCAACCTTAAGTAAATGTCCTCCTAACATGACACCATCTACAAACAATTGACTATTACTATTTACATACATCAGATTTTTCACTTTATATTCTATAGAACTAGCATCAACTATCGTATTATCTATTACTTGAACACCAAATCCTGTCTTTAAATTGCCACTGTCATCTATATCATCAATAACCATTTTCAATTGTCCTAATTCTTTGGTTATTCCATTTCTATTTTTTAATTCAAATGAAATATCTGATCCATAATGTTTATAATTATTCCAATTACTACCATTCATACTGTCATTGGCATTGTCAATCCATCCGTTTTTATTATTATTTAAATTGACCAGTTCTATAAGACTAGCATCAAATGTATATAAGTCGCTAGAACGTTGAACAGTTAATCCACTGAAAGAACCAAATGTAGTATAATCTAAGTTAGTAGAGGACGAATCAATTACTGTCTCAGCTTTTCTTTCAAAAACAGCATTGGGGTATTTATTATTATAAACAACTAGATTGTGAGGAGTATTATAAAGAGATGTAGTAGTATTATATGTATCAATATAATTAATAAAGCGATTATCTGTATTAATCCCTACATATTTATTATGAGGACTAACTGTTAAATACCGAGCATCATTAAGATTATCCCATAGAGTTAATCCACCATCAATGCTCACATCACCATGCGCATTTAATGTAGTAGTTATATAATTATTATATTTCATATAAAATGAATAAATATTGATATCAATTGTTTTTATCTCTGTATCAATGTCAGTTCTTTCTTTTTTTATAATGTAGTATATTGACCTATAATAATCACGTTGATTGTTATATAATACAATACCACAATCGTATTTTTTTACACTATCTTTAAAATCTTGTAAATTAGTACCATACTGCTTTGTCAATGCGATCAAAAAGGCTACATGACGTTCTCTTTCATTATCAAATGACATGTCACTAATTGTATTTGTTATTTTTTCATCACTGACACTTTCAAGTAATATATTGTAATATATATCTTTCTGGTCATCAGTGCGTATGTTTGTTATGCTATTAACTTTTATATCTAAAATGGTAGAACTTTCGCTACCTGTAAAATATACATCAATATCATCTACTATAGACGGATGTGTATTAATATCTATATCAATTTGAACATCATTTTCACTAACGTTATGAACATTTATCTCGTTACCACTATCGTCTATTAATTTATTTGACTTGAGCTTCTTAACAGAATTCATAAACCGCAATTGCTTGTCTGAATATTTTACCATATTATCGGCTTTAGAAACACCATCCAATGTTATATTATAATCTTCAATATTATACCCTGAAGAGCCTATCATATGAAGATTGCCGCGCCATTCAAATATCATATAATATCCCTTTGTGGTTTTATCATCATATTCTGTATTTATGGCATATATTGCGCCATTATATAATAAATAATTATCCAATACATTTTGAATTGGTGGTAAAACATTATTCACTATTTGATTTTCAAAACCGGGAAAATTCATCATAATACTGGTATATGTTTGATTCACCCAATCTTCATTTGGTCCATATATTATTTCTAATTCTTCAGCCTGTATTTTGTTATTACTATTTAATTGTGGTAGTTTATAGCAAATAAATTTACTTTTATCACCTTCAGAATCTATATAATTATCTATATTGGTTTTTAAATATGTTATAAATTGTGCCTTTGTTTTGGTCCCTATATTATTTGCTATTAAATTGATTAAAAACGTTTGTTTTGACGTTATCGTATCCATTTTCACAATATCCGGCATATTTGTGTCATTTATATCCAATGCTACTGATGGATTATTCTTTTTAATACCAACATTTGACATATTTATAATATTATTATTTGTACTATCAATATGAAATATTGGTTCATCTTCTTTTATACGCTTTACCATAAAATCTCCGTAAAATGAACTATCACCATCTACTAATAATCCTTTATTTAAAAAACTATCCACGTTTATTGAACAAATTACGCGGAATACTTTAAGTTCATCATTTATTATCAATTTAATATACCGTAATACGTATACATATAAAACATTATTTATTTTATACTCTATCATATAATTACGATCAAATATATATTTTCCATAATTTTTTTTAAATATTATATCAATATCGGCATATACATCTTCTAATGTTAAATTTGTACCCACAATTCCTATTTCATTAAATAGTTTATTATTTCTCTCTGGTTGTAATTCATCATTTACTATTTTACCGTCACTAATATTATCTATTGTAGTATATGCTTTACAATTAAATCTTGATGTAAATAGGTTATCTATGTTCATTTGTTTTTCAATTGTTGTCTCTTGGGAAATCAAATATTGATAATCTGTTTTAAATATTATTGTTATATAATTTATTAATTGATATACACCACTTAATTCATTTACTATTTCATTGAATTTATCTCGGTATGACAAATCTACAGTATATAGATTGGTATTTAACGCGGAACTAGTTACTACAATATTTGCACCTTCTTTTTCAGGATACTCTAAAATATTTATATTTAATATATGTGCTTTTGACGAATCATTGTCTACTAAATTTACTAATATAGTATACGTTTCCAAAGAACCTTTAGCTGCGTATTTAGAATTTAAATATATTTGTGAAATATTATTAATTATATGTTTTAATTTATTATGCGTTTCCGTAGTAAATGAATACAAATTTGTAAGATTTTGTAATTCATCTTGTTGTAATACGTTTAATTCTAACCGTTTGTTATCTATTTGTTTCTGTTTTTCATTACGTATATTCATAGCCTCTGTGATTTCATCGCTAAATTTGTATACACCATTAGTAAATATACTTCTAGCCCATGGCTGTGCCTTTACAGCATAACCTAACTTGCCATCGTATTTATTCTGTTGTCCAAATATTCGCTCGCGATTAGTATGTAAATATTTATACTCGGGGAGCTGGTGATTAACTATATAATAACCGTATTGATGATTATCTAAGAAACGTTGATCACCCATCCCACTATTTTTAATTACCTGAGCCCATGTTTTAACGCTTTCAAGGGCATTAATTTGAACTTGTAAATCTTGGACCTCGCCTTCTAAAATAGTTATATTGCTCTTCAAATCATCTATTAAGATTGTATCTTTTTTTTGTTCTGTAAATACAATAGTTAATGATTGTTTATTAGCGTTTTTTATTTGTGTATTGAAGTAGTTTAAAAAATACCTTTTTATGGGTATATACACGTCATTTATATAGGTTAATACAGATTTAGTAAATACATTATATCCAATTGTACTGTACGCATATAAATACATTTGTAATAATATATTGTATCTTTTATTCAACGAAATTTCACGACCATTATTAATATCAGTGATGGTTTTGGGTAGCAAATTTATATAATATAAAAAAAACTGAAAAATAGTAGTGGTTTCTGTTAATAACATAGGTGTAGTATTATATGATGGGTCGGCTATTATTGTAAAGCTCGGATCATTCATAATAATACCTGATTCAATTGTCCGAACAATAGTTCCATCCTCATTCCAATTTTCGTAGGTATGTTCATTTTTTTGAATATATATTAATTCCTTCATTTCCTTACTTAATACAGTTATTTGGTAAGAATTATTGCTTATATCAACATTGTTACTATTAATTATGCTACCATTATCTTTGCTTATTTTCTTACCAGCATCATTATCTTCCTCATTAGTTTCTATATAAAGTTGTAAAGTAGTGTTAAGTGTATCTAATTCTGTTTTCAGAACATCATATTCCAATTCTATTTCACCAATGCGAGCTTTACAAACACTTATTAAATATTCAACAATATCAACAGCACCATCAAAATCATCGGGATCTATTCCGGCTCCTGCTTTCTGTATTAAATCTCTTTCTACTTTAGATAGTTCATCCCATGGTATTTCGCCGGCAGCGATTGAAAGCAGGTCCACAACAAGTGTACCAATAATAGCTGATTTTCCTTTTCCTGCTCCTGCTGCTACACCCATAACTGACAATAGCACAGATAAGGCTATTCTAGATACGGTCACAACTACTTCCATATTTTTTTGATGGTCGTATTCTTCCCATAAATCATCTAATATATTATTGTTAATAATAATTTTAGCTTCCGCCTCTGCCATTTTTACTTTTGTACGTTGTATAGCTATTTGAACAAATGGTACTTCTAACTGTGCCGTTAATTTATTCATTCTTATAGATCTATCTATATATAAAGGTTCTGGTGCGATAGATTCATATTGCTTTAATGGTATTTGAAATAATGTTTGATTAGTAGAGACATTAGAAATTTCTTCTACTTCGGTATTTTCTAATCGCCCAGATACAACACCATTTCCTATACTATTACTTTTCTTATTTATTATTTTTAAACTATTTATTAGAGTTTCTACCTTTTTTTTAGATAAATTATTTATATCTAATAAACCATCTACTTCATAAGAAGATTGATTTATTCCTACTTTTGTAAAAAATATACTAGTATTTGTTATTGGATCAATATTCATGATTTGTTCTCCAGTTGATTTTTTTATAATGAGTTCTCCAGATATCTCTGTATCAGCGTTAATACCTCTTACAGGAAATAGATTATTATACTGTAACTCTTTCATTTGAAATGAAATGCTAAAATTACCACCAATATCTTGGATTTTTATCATATTAATAGTTATAATTAACTTGTCGTTACCTAATTCCTTACATAATAATATTTTTTGGTTATTTACGATATTATCGTATCCATATTGTGTATAAATAGTATTTATTATATCAAATATGTATTTAGGATAATTTATATTAGAATAGGGAAGGAGACATTCTGTTATTTTTTTTCCTACCCAATTTGGATATTCAGACGAAACCAAACACTGTAAATTATCATATTCATGTGGTAAACCATATTCCCATTTCATATCCTCGTCGGTAAATTGATATCCACTTACATCATTAAGTGTATTAAATGTATTAGCTAAAATAGTTAATACGTTGGTACTAACTATACTGTCACGAAATGGATAATATTGAATCAAATGTAAAAAGTTAATACTACTTGAAATTGCTATATACTGTTCTCTACAATTTGGATTATACCGTAGTTCTGGCTCTACTGCTGTTTGACAATATATATCCAATAGCTGGTTACGATGATGAATTGAATCATTTATCAATCGTTTAAAAATATTAAGGTAGGTATCATCTCCATCACGAATTGCGTCACTTAAACGCTTCATCTCATGTCCTGTATACGGTCTAGGTATAATTAGAGCATAGTAAAATATAACTCCATTAATATTGTTACCCCTATCACGTGTAACAAAAAAACCAGATGAAACATTGGTGTCTAATCTAGTTGTGTGTGGAATTGATATCAATTCCTTATCATCTTTCATGTTCCCGTTTTCATCAAAAAGATTTTTTGCCAAACTAGTTAATATAGTTTGATCCTGGTTAAACGGATCTACTTGCTTCCGTCCAGTTTCATACTCATTAGTTCCATCTAATAGAGCTATTAATTGAGAATGTATTGTCATTTCCATAGTGAAATTTCGCGCGTATTCTGCCATACCTTTGCCATCTATCAATGTATTACTGTCATTACCCTCGTCTAAAATGTCGACGAGCTTTTTACCATCAAAATTTGCGTCTGGATTTCTATGAGAAGAAAATAATATTTTCCTATTATCAATTCCATCGCTTGCAAAAATGTAATCAGTTGGATCCGTAAAAAATTTGTCCTTATCCTTATCCAGACTAATCCCACTCTTCATTGGGGTTTGTAGTTCAAATATATTAATTGCTTCGTCTCCAGAAAAGTTTTTAGTATATAACTCTTTTATATTAGATGATATAGCAGAATCAACAATACTCATGTCTGTACGAGAATCAGCAAATACAACTTCCTCAAACCCCTCTTTAATCACGTTATTCATTTTATATACATTTGATATCAAATCATTAATTTTAACATATATTTCTTTTGTAATGCTAGGTGTTATTTTATTAGTAATATCAGACGACTGTTGAACTTCCTTAATTAACGAAGTAAATTCTCTACCATATTCATCAGTCATAGTTTTGTATATATCATCATTTCCACCACCAATTTCGTCATACGTAGAACTGTCAGTAGTCGCCTTATCGTAACATGTACGATTATCCTTATTGCCAGATTGTCCTATGGATAGAGCCATAATATCATCACCATCGTTTGGTTGTATAATACCTTTAATATCTCTACATAAATACTTGTTAGATACCCCGTTAAATACTGGGAAGGCTGTTTCGCTTAATGGCTCAATAGAATTAACCGATGGAATAGTTGCCATAATATACTATATAATAATCAATATAATATAATATATTGATTATTATATAATACAATTTATACACATTTCCTTAATATTACATTAGACAATCTATATTATGTGATCCATAATAATTGACACGTATATCTGGTGAAGAAAATGGTATTTGTTTGGGAGTTTTTGGCTCATCTATTTCTTTATCATCATATAAACCTCCACAAAATTCGGCGGGTGAACATTGACCATTATTTGGCGTCTTCCAATACCGAACATTATTTGTGAATTGTCCATAAGAAGATCCAAATATGGGATAATACATAGAATTATCAGCATATGTATTATTTGACACACTCATATTTTTTTTAAGAGGATATTCATGTAATAATGGTACGTCTACGCTAATAGGATAGGTACCTGGCTGTAAATTGGCAAACCCTTCCAACTTATAACTATACCTAAAAATAGAAATGCTTAATAAAGCAAATAAGAATGCTAAAATTAAAAATGTTTTTTTATCCATAAATTTCATATATACATTGTTGACATTTTATTTGTCTGCTGACGGCTTAATTTTTGTTTGTCTGCTGACGGCTTAATTTTGTTTTACATTGAAACTATTTAAACTTATCTCATAGAATATATGTATATTATGTCATTAATCGCAGAACAAGAAATGCGGGTGAAGAAACGTAACGGCAAGTTTGAAAATATTGGGTTTGATAAAATTTTAAAGCGCGTTAAAAGTATCGGTCAAGAATGCGGTATTAAATTGAATTATACTACATTCGTTATGAAAGTCATAGACCAGTTATATGACGGTATTTCTACTACAAAAATTGACGAGTTATGTGCCGAACAATGTGCTTCGCTAAGTATTCAGCATCCAGACTACAATATATTAGCTGGTAGATTAATTGTTTCTAATCATCATAAAAATACGAATAGTTCTTTTTTTTCGGTCATGAAAAAATTGTATCAATTTAAAGATATACATGGTAAACCATATCCATTAGTAAATCATGTATTTTTTTCTACAGTTGAACAAAATAAGGATGAATTAGACAAGATGATAGACCATGAACGTGACTATTTGATTGACTATTTCGGGTTTAAAACATTGGAAAAATCTTATTTAACCAAAATTGGCACGACTGTCGTTGAGCGCCCCCAATATTTATGGATGCGTGTAGCCGTTAGTATCCACGGCAACGACATGGAAAAGGTGAAAACCACTTATGATTTAATGTCGCAAAAATATTTCACACATGCTACACCCACTCTTTTTAATGCTGGTACACCAAATCAACAATTGAGTTCCTGTTATTTACTGGCTTTGGAAGAAGACAGTATTGCTGGTATTTATAATACGTTGGCCGATTGCGCCCAAATTTCCAAATATTCTGGAGGCATTGGTATGCATATTCATAACATTCGTGCTTCGGGTAGTCATATTCGTGGAACAAATGGTAAAACAGATGGACTAGTGCCAATGTTACGCGTATACAATGCTACGGCTCGCTATGTAAATCAGTCTGGGAAGCGGGCGGGAAGTTTCGCAGTTTACCTAGAACCGTGGCACCCTGATATAGACGATTTTCTTGAACTCAAGAAAAATCACGGTGATGAGGAAATGAAGGCACGTGACTTGTTTTATGCTCTTTGGATCCCTGATTTATTTATGAAACGTGTAGAGACAAATGATGAATGGACTCTAATGTGCCCAGACGAATGTCCTGGTTTAGCAGACGTATATGGTGATGCGTTTGTAGAGTTGTATACTAAATATGAAACAGAAGGAAAGGGTAGAAAAACAGTTGGAGCGAGAGATTTGTGGTTTAAAATACTAGATAGCCAAATGGAAACTGGAACTCCCTATTTATTATATAAAGACGCTGCTAATGAAAAATCAAATCAGAAAAATATTGGTACAATAAAATCGTCCAATCTTTGTACAGAAATTATGGAATATAGTGACGACAAAGAGACCGCTGTATGTAACTTAGCAAGCATAGGGCTTTCTCGGTTTGTGAATCAAGACAAAACATTTGATTATGATAAATTACACGATGTAGTCAAGGTTGTAGCGGATAATCTAGATAAGGTAATTGATATTAACTTTTATCCTACCGAAAAAACAAAGAGAAGCAATATGCGTCATCGTCCAATTGGTATTGGTGTTCAAGGGTTAGCAGATACTTTTGCTTTAATGGGTCTTCCATTTCACAGTGAAGGTGCGAAAGAAGTTAATAAATTGATATTTGAAACCATTTACCATGCTTCTTTGGAACAATCTATGGAATTATCCAAGGCAAGGTGTTCTGTAATTAAAAATAATGGTATACTACACAATTTTGATTGTAAATATGAAATAGGTCTTCTTGACAAATCCTTTTGCGGAGCATATAGTTCTTTTGAAGGTTCGCCCATGTCCCAGGGTATTTTTCAATTTGACATGTGGAATGTTAGTCCTTCCAAACGATATGATTGGAATATACTACGTAAAAATATCATGGAATATGGTATTCGTAATTCACTTTCAGTAGCTCCTATGCCTACCGCAAGCACAGCACAAATATTGGGTAATAATGAATGTTTTGAACCATTTACCAGTAATATTTATTCTAGACGTACAATGGCTGGGGAATTTATCATTGTTAATAAATATCTCATGCGCGAGTTGATTGATTTACAGCTATGGGATGATGAAATGAAAAATACTATTATAGCAAATAATGGTAGTATTCAAAATATAGATAGTATTTCTGATTCAGTGAAAGAAAAATACAAGATTGTATGGGAGATTCCTATGAAACATTTGATTGATATGGCAAAAGACCGTGGCGCATTTATTTGTCAAAGCCAAAGTCTTAATTTATGGCTTGAAGAGCCAAATTATAAATCATTGACGTCAATGCACTTTTATTCTTGGAAAGCGGGGCTAAAAACCGGTATTTATTACCTACGCAGAAAGGCAAAACACCAAGCACAGCAATTCACTATAGAACCTGAAAAAAAGAAGGATACTCACGATACTGAAGGAAAAAATACAATATATACAAGTAGTGAACCCGAAGTTTGTGAAATGTGTTCCGCTTAAACTGCCTCGCGCATCATTGTGCGAATAGTTCTATTAATTGCGCAAATATCCTTACGCAATTCAATTTTTACAAAACAACGCATACATATTAAAATATCTATGAGAGCATTATGTGTGTTCTTAGGAGTTATCTTGAATAATTCCTCATATAATTCACTGAGGGTAGGATATTTGAAATATTTGTTTCCATCTGGCCATTCTCTTTCTATTTTACACAATTCCACACTATTTCTCATAGTACAATAAGTATCATCTACATTCATTTTAATTTTGTTTCTAATACCTTCTACGATTACCATTCGTTTGTCAAAGGAAACATTATGTCCTACTAATAAATCTGATTGTGTAGTAAAGGTATTGAATTTATATAGTGCGTCTTGAATGGAGATGCCTCTCTCTATTAAAAGTTCTTTTGAAATATTATGAATTTTCTGACTACCTGGTTCAATAACAACATCATCATGTATACGTATGTAGTCATCTTCCACTGTAATTATATCGTTTGTTTCACTGTCATAAACGATATAAGATAATTGTAAAATATGAGGCCATTTTTGCGTATCATAAATACTAGGATTTCTCCCGATTGGAAGACCTGTTGTCTCCGTGTCAAATATAAGTATCTTCATTATTATCTAAAACTGTTATGTAATATATCTTGATGTTTAAGTAATAGATATTTGTATGTTTTCCTTCAATTTTATTTACACATTGATTTATTCCAAGCATCCAAAATCGCAAAGTTGTGACTAGTATCAATCAATATTTTTTATGTGTTTTCTAGGTTACAATTATTAGTCGTGTACTTTTTCAAAGCAAAATAAAAAAGTTGAAGTTTGGCGAATCAATTTAGCACTAACAAAATAATAAACTAGTTATGACAGACCAAATTCCTCAGCGTATCATGGGTTGTCATGATTTGCGTAAACTTAACTTGAAAATTGAAAAAAATAAACAAAATGAAGAACGAGCTGTTAAACTTGCTGGTAAATATGTATCAGTTATCAATAGAATCATTAAAAAAAATAGTCAATATCAAAATATTTCTATTGTGAATAATACTCGTCAATTCTATGAGGAACAAAGAGAGATAGAAAACAATCGGTATCATAACCTCACTGAACCGAACACAATTGTAGACACCATATTACATATAATAGAATGGTTCAAAGATTTTCAGTCCAAAGATTTCAAAGAAACAAAAATCACATTTAAGACGTTTGATAAATTGATTGACACACTTCAATATGAAAAACACAGTCGGTATTTTATAAAAAATTTGATTGAAGAACCATTCGAACTGATACAAATTGAACAATCTGTAATCAATTTCAACCAAGCATTTCGTATAGCAACAATGTTAGATATAAAGGTAAGTGACGAGATGTTAATGCGAAAATGGGCAATATTTACGCTTAATAACAACAATGGTAGTTTTTACAAAATTAAAAGTCATCCTGATTCCAAAAACATATATAATAATGATGATTACTCTGATATGTGCTTTAAGCAGGGGTGGTTTA